TATTAAAAAATAAACTTTGAAAACCTGTTGATTGTGCTGAATCTTCTCCAGTATTATATTCAAATTTTGTACCAGCATCATTTTCATTATGTTGTGCAAAAAATACTGTAGATGTTAATGTTGTTGCGTATGTTGAACCACCATCAGTTGATGCTTGAAAATCAAATGCAGATTGATTAGTAGCTGGGTGGCAGTTTATAAATTTAAACACATAAGAATCATAGGTTGAATCTATATCAGATGTAAATTCAATAGATGCACTAGCACTTGCAGTTTGAGTTGAAAGTAATATTAAACTTCCTGTTGGTACTCCAGCATCTAAAGCACCATTGTCTATTAATGTTGTTCCACCTGATACTACTGCCATTTTAACTGTCCTTTATTCCATATAGTTTTATTGTGCCAGAATCTATGTTTCCTGATGACATTTGAAAACGAATAGCATCAATAGAATTTGTAGTGTTTCCGTACCCAGCAACATAAGAATTATAACTTGAATCACTTGAATAATAACTATTTGTATTTGCTAAAAAATGTTTAACAAAAGTAGTAGATGATGGATTAAAAATTTCTAAAGAACCAGAAAGTGATTGATCATTATTATTTCCTGTATCTCCAGTTAAATTTTGAAATGCTGTTGATTGAGCTAAATCTCTACCAGTATCGTAATTTACTGAAGCAACAGCATCATCTTCTGTATGAAAAGTATAAAAATGTGTAGTTGTTTTAGTAACATTATAATTACTTCCAGCATCAGTAGATAAATTAAACTTAAATTCTGCACCATCAGTAGCTGGATGAATATTAATAAACTCAAACTTATAAATAGGATAAGTGCTATCTATTCCACTTGTAAATGATATTGAAGCTGAACCACTAGCTGTTTGTTCGGATATAAAAACTAAATTACCTAGACTAGCTTGAAATGCACCAGCATCTAAAATTTGAGTGCCATTGGAGATAAAAGCCATGTTTAAATCTCCTCTAGTTTGAACTTATATTTTTTGCCTGATTTGTTATTAACAATAAATAGATCGTCAGCACCCTCTTGAATAGTCCAATTACCTTTAGTGCCATCAACAGAGTTTCCCTCTGATTTTGCTTCGTTAGATAAATGTAAATCTCCTGTGTATATGTTTCTCCAAACAAAAGATGAAGAACCTAAATCGTAAGTATCAGTTGTTGATGGAATAATTGATTCTCCTACTGCACTTAAACTTACTGAAACATCTCCAAAAGATAAATTTCCAGCACCATCAGTTACTAATGCTTGTCCATTAGTTCCATCTGCTGTTGGGTGTGATAAACCATCTATAATAACTTTACCTGTTCCATCAGGAGTGATTGAGATATTTCCATTTGAAACTGATACGATTGAATTACCATTAACATCTAAGTTTCCACCTAATTGTGGAGTTGTGTCATTTACTAAATCTGTTGCTACTGTTGAATCTAACCAGTTCACAGTATTAGCTGAATAATCAAATTGTGCTAAAGATATATCATCTGTTCCATCATAAAATTTTAAAGTTGGATTAGTAGCATTTGTTGTATCTAGCCAAACTGTTCCAGCAACTGCTGAACTTGGTCTTGAACTTCCTGAATTAGAAGTATTAATAGCCTCTAATACAGAGTTTAAATCTGATCTAAATGATGGAAATGATTGGTTAGCTATATCGTAATCGTGTTGTGCCATAAGTCCTTATACTCCTTTTAAAATCCTTTTGCAATATAATCAAATGTTCTTGATACTGCTGTATCTGAACTATTGAAGAATGATACATCAAAACCATTAATTGTTTTATTAGCAACTGTAAAATAATCTCCTGTTGCCATATTTTCCCCAGTAATTCCTACGGCATAATTAACAGATTTATACGGATTTGTAAATGTAACTGTATAAGTTCCAGCACCAGAAGTTATATCATTTCCACTAAATATTCTGTCTTCCATATCTATAGAAACTGTAACCTCATTAACAACTGGAGTAGATGCTAAATCTCTTGAAATTAAAACAACTCTAAATTTAGCATAACGGAAAGTGTAAGAACCTATTATAAAATTTCTAAAATCTGTATAAGTAATATTATCATCAGATGTAGCTATCTCAATATGAGCATTAGCATTAGCTGGTGTATCTCCATCAAAATTAGATGATGCAGAGTCAAATAATCCACTTCTAGCATCAAATAAATCGTCAGGGTTATCTGATGTTTGACTTAATGTTGCTGTAATTCTAGCAGTATGAACTGCACCAATATCAATAATATTTTCAAATTCATAATTTCCTGTTGGATAAAAGTCGGCATTTTCTACACCTGAATCAAAAAATCTAGTTGTTTCATCATCAAATAAACCTGAAGCACTATCAAATAATTCTGAAGAATCTAATCTTATTGTACTATCAGCAACTACAACATTATTTAAAGTTCCATTAAAATCAGGATGTTCAGATTGCGTGGCAATAGCATTAAAGTTTTGAACACTTGTTACATTTGAAATAATTGCAGTTGCATTAGAACTAAAGTTACCTAATTTATCTACTGCTTTAATAAGATAAGTACCTTGTCTAGCTGGTACTGTAATACTTGTACCTGGTCGAGATATTTTTTCTACTAATGCAACTGAGTTTTGCCAATCAGCAGTTCCATTAGTTTCTTCACTAAATCTTAATTGATAATATGCTAAATCTAAATCAGGTATTTGTGTCCATGATAAATGTGCTTCTTGTCCAACAATATTACATGAAAAATCTTCTACATCAGCTGGTGGTTCAATAGCACCAATAATTGTTCTTGATTCTGAAACATAAGTTGATGATACACCTAAAGTATTTACAGCTTTAACTCTTACATCATAAGTTTCTTGGTCAATTACATTCAATACTCTTTGATTTAATCCTGTACCTTGTGCATGAATTTTATAATCTGTTTCATCTGATTTTTTATATTCAACTTGGTAATAATCAACAAAGCTATCAGTAGATGCACCAATAGTTATATTTAATGCAACAATTACTGTACCATCATTATATTCAATTAATTCATCATCTAAAGTAACACTTGCTGGTGGTTGAACAGTAAATGGATTAGGAAGTGTTGTTGTTGGAATTGTAGTTGCTTGTATTTTTGAAGACCATTGATAATGTGTATCTTGATGTTCGACTAAACTTAATCCAACAGTATAATCATTGTTAAAAGTAATTCCTAAAACTCTAAATGGTTTAGCAGAAAAACCTAATGATGAATGTGTAATATTAACTATATCTCCAATATTTAATTCATAACCTTTAAAAGCTACATTTAAAGATAATCCTAAAGCCTCTCTTGATCTTCTTAAAATAACTTCAGCCATTTCTTCAGCTTGATATTGACTTGTGATTGTTGGAAATTGAAATCTACCCTCTAATAAAAAACCACCATCAGCAGTTTTCATTGTTGCGTGTTGATCTGCACTTGGTAATCCTGAATCATCTATTGGTGGAAACTGAACTTCATCTACTTGATAGTTTCTATCAGGATTTATAAATGAACAAATAACTCTATTATATCTTTCATTCTTTTGTGGGATTGCCAAAGTATAACCACCTATAATATCGTCTTCAGTTAATGTTACACTTGCTGTTCCTGTTGTTTCAATAATTAAACTATATTTACCTTGTGAAAATGGAATATAACCTCTACAGCCTTTAATCATTTCTCTTAAATTATCTATAATAGTTCTTGATGTATCTACTGCTGTATTACAATCAAATATATTTATATTACTTCCACCTGAATATGGCTCTACTTGGGTTTCGCAAACTTGTGAAGCATCATAAAAACTTTGTAAATCTATTTCACTTACAGATAAACCTTTTCCATATCTTGTATTTGTTAAATAATCTAAAATGCACCATGCTGGGTTTGTTGAATAACTTGCAGATTGTTCTACTAAACTTGCATTATAAGTTTTAACTTTTTTACCTTTTATTCTAGCTTGTATTTTAGGTAGTCCACCAAAAGCATCTTGGTTAAACTTAAATCTAATTGCAAGATAACATAAGCCACTTAATTTATGATTACTTCCCCAACTAGATAATGTAGATAATAATGTTGATGCTGATTGACCATCTGTTCCAAAGTGAGGCTCTACTCTAATTAAACTTTCTCCATCTTTGTAATAATTACTATCTGAACTATCTACTTCAACTGCATTACCATCTGTAAAACTACTAGCAAATGTAACAGGCTTTTCATCAATTAATATTTCTTCAATAGAATTAATTTCTCCCTCTGATAATACTAAAGCGATATATAGATATTGATTATCTGTTCCTGAAGATTCTACAAATACTCTAGTTCCACCAACTAATCTTTCTCCATAAATTACAGGAATATTAGAATCATTAGATTGTTTATTTAATAATAAACCTCTTTCAAAGTCATCAAATGAGTTAGTTGCAAAATCAGGTATATCAGGTGTTTTAGGTCTTAATGCCCAAGATAAAAATAAAGTTGCACCTAAACTAATTAATGGATTATTAAAAAACCCAAATATTTTTGTTGCTGGTTTTACTATTGGTTTTAAAATTTCTACTGCACCACCCATTATTTATGAAACTCCCTTTTGTATTTACTAGATATTCTGTAAATATTATTGTTATCATCTAATCTTAACCAATTAATACATTGATTAGTTTTTAGAAAGTTTTTGAAATGATTATAAACCCATGACATAACTATTCTTGCATTTCTTAAAATAAGAATATCATGTAACCATAATCTATCTCCACTCTGCCATTGATCTTTATTTATCTTTGCATTTGATTTATAATGCTGTTCGTTTTCTTCATTTAAAAAAGCCCAATTCACAAAACCAAAGATACCTTTATCATCTCTAAATACTTTGTATTGATTAGCTTGTATTGATGGCTCTATATGATGCGATAATTCAATAACATTATGATTTTTATATTTATTAAATTGCTTATAAAAATTGACAACACTTTGCATTATGCTCTACCCCATTTAATATCTCTAATAGTTTCAGATGAAAAATCCATTCCAACATCTGTACTAAAAAATCTTTGTTGTGATGTATTGTTTGTTTTACGACCATTTCTTTTATCAAAGTCAGCCCATTGAGATACAATAGATAATACAACAGCACTTGAAGTGTCAGATTCTTGAACAGAAAAATTTTCTATATTACCTTTATATAAAATAATAGGGTCATCAATAAGACTATTAGAACTATCTAATAAACCTCTATAAATAGTAACATCATCATTCGTTACATTTTCATTTAATACTGTTGCTATAAATGTTTGGTCAGCACCAGATAAAGTAAGTTTTAAACTTGTTTTTGATATATCTGTTTGTTCAGAAAATTCAGATATTCCTAATATAAAATCTGATGAATTATAAGTAACTGATGAGCCTGAAACATCAGATGTTAGCGAAAAGGAACAATCAGTAATATTAACAGGAGTACTGAACCCAATAGTGATAAGATGTACTGGTCTAATATCATTTGTCGCTAATGCGTTCTTTATCGCTGTTGTTAGGCTTCTCGTCATATTCTTCGTAATTAGTTTGAGTTACACTTTCTGTACCTTTTAACATAGTATATTCAAATTTGCTATTAGGTTTCTTATACTCTTTAAGATCGTTAATTGAAGTATCTATTTCATCTTCATTAACAATAGCTTCAGCAATAAAGTCGGCACTTATTCTGTGTACTATCTTATATTTTTTCATTAAAGAGTTTCTTCAACATCTAACTCAAACTGATACAATAAATTTCCATCTTTGTCATTACCAACTGCACCAAATTCTTGAATATCGTTAGTTAAATGTACTGTAAATGCAACATTATCGTAAGTTATATCTGAATTAGTAATAGCTGTTGTTAATGGTGGCTCAATAGTAAGTGAGCCTGTTGAAATATCTGATTGATCTGCAACGACCATATAAACTTTATCATGTGAAGCAAACTTTATAAAATCTCCAGCTTTTAATGTGCCTGTACCTGTACCAGCTAAAGTAATTGATGTAGCCCCAGCAGATGCTGTGCCATTAGGAGTTCCACTAGCTGTACCTCTAGCATCTGTTATTTCTGGTGGTACTATTGTAAAGTTTTCTTTGCCTGATCTTTGCTTAACAATAAATGCCATAAGTTCGCCATAAACATCAGATCGTTTAGCAGTAATAATTTGAATTGTAAAAGCCCATCTTTGGCCATCTATTTGTCTAGCAAGTTTCTTACCAGATACAGATTTAGAGATAATAGTATTTTGAATTGATTTAATTCCTAAACTTGTGAATTGAGCAGTAGATATTGGAAATGCACCAGCCATTAGATTATACTTCCCTCTCCTCTTTCATTAACTGCATTGTTAATAATAGAAGTTATAGTTCCTCTTGATCTAACTAATAAATCTTCAAAGCCAGATGCGTCTAATGTATTGATATTGAAATTAACTGTAGTTGCACCACCATTACCTGTTCCTCTAGCAGATTGAGTTATTTGACCAGATTGGTTTGGAATAAATAATTCAGCACCTCTTTCTCCTACCATGTATGGTTGTCCTTTTTGAACTGAACCACCTGATGCTCTAGCATGGAATATAGAACCAAAAGATTGTCCACCAGATAAAGATGCACTAATTGTTTTGTAAGTTAATTTAGCTTTTTCTATTGCTAATAAAACTGTTTCTCTTGCAATAATTTCTATTAATGTTTGCAAAATAGTAACTGCTAATGTTTGTCCAATAGATTTAAAAGTAGCTTTTAATTCTTTACCAAGAACAATAGATTCTGCTATTCCTTTTGAGAATCCTTTAATACCCATATCTAAAACATTAGTAATTTGTTTTCCAATATCTTTTAAATCTTCTAAAGGTTTTTTAATTCCATCAGAAACTGTTTGTGCAGTTTTTTCAAATTCAC